TGCAGATTTTTTTGACATAGAAAAAGATTATAGGTCTGATAGAATAGCGCAGACTGAAACAATGGCGGCATTAAATGAGTCAAGCTTAGAAGTTTATCGGGATGAGCCATTAGTTGAATTTAAAGGTTGGTTGGCGACTATTGATAATTATACAAGAGAAAGCCATATTGAGGCAGGAATTGAATACGGCCCTAATGGTAATCCCATTCCAGTTGATGAGAATTTTATTGTAGGTGATGGCGAGGGCCCTGCTCCCTGCCAGTTGGGAGTAGCAGGCGAGGACATAAATTGCAGATGCACTATTTTTCCAGTAGTTAAAAAAGGAGAATAATAAAATGCTTGAATCACAATACGGATATTATTTTGGTAAAGAATTAAAAGTTTATGATTATGAAGCGATTACTGTTGCAGGTGTTGCTATCGGTTTTACAGCTTCAAAATTAGCGGTTGCAGGAAAAGCTAAAGCTATCCGAACTTGGATAACTGTTGAAGGAGCTGATATTCGTTACAGACTGGACGGAGGAAATCCTACTACAACGGTCGGTCATCAAGTTTTGGCTGATGGGGTTATTGAAATTGAAGGGCAAACGAACCTAGAAAGATTTCTAGCAATAGCGGTAAGCGGTTCTGCTTCTATTAAAGTTAGTTATGCGAGGTATGAATAAATGAAAAATATATTTATATTATTATTTTTGTTTATTTTTTTAAATAGCAATTTATATTCGCAACTTTGGAATACAAGCGGCCAATATGTAAAAAAGACAGACGGCATAATTACAGGTGATTTGCAAGTTCAAGATTTTATTGTAACGGGAACGGAAACGATACAGGGTTCAGAGTTCAGTGTAGGTAATTCTACTTTTGTAATTAAAAATGGAATGGTTGGAATAGGGACAAATACGCCGAATATGGATTTGCACATAAAAAATATTGTTCCTTCAATGCGCATACAATCTGGAACGGGTCAGTCCGCAAATATCTATATGCCAGACATCGTTAATCGTTGGTTGATACAGCGCTCGGGGGCGTATGATTTATTATTTTATGATTATACAACGCCAGCGGGTAATCGTTTAACGTTAAAATCAGGAGGAAATGTAGGCATTTCTTCAACTTCACCATCCTGTCTTTTTACAGTAGCAGATGGCACTATGTGTGTAAAATCAAATGGAATGGTAGGGATAGGGACAGGGAGTCCTTTGCAGAAATTAAAAATTGAAGGCGGAGCGTTTGCTATTTATTCCAGAACGAAGGCAGAAATATTTGCGATAGACCCTGTTGAAGTTGGAGAACAATATTATTGTTCAAATTGCACAATCTCAAATATATGTATCAGCACAGGAATTGCAGTAGGTAATTTTTCAGATTTAAGTGCTAAGACTACTGCGTGTAATTAAAAGGAGAAATAAAAAAATGACAATGACTAAAGATGAATTAAATATTATAAATGGACGCATAGATGCAATAAGCATATTGATTGGAAAATTAAGCAGATTTTCTAATTTAGCGATAAATGATTTTAAAATAAATACGTATAGCAATGATGGAATAGATCAAACTGATATTGTTCAGGATATGACTGAACAACAAATATTAGATTTATTGGTTAAAATAAAATTATTATCTGCTCAGTTAAAAACAGAAGCAATAGCGATAGACAATTATTTGCAGGCACAGTAAAGGAGAATAAAATGCCCGTTGACATAACAGAAACTTCAATAAGAATAAGAGTAAGAAATCCAGAATTATTTAAAGAAGGGACATTTGTAACTTTAACAATTTCTAAATCGAAAGGAATAAAAGCGGTTGCAGGTAAATTAATAAATCCAGAAGAAGGACATGACCCAGAGTCCTTAGTTATTCAAACATTTATATTTGATAAAGAGAAATGGACAGCAAAGCAAGCTGAAATGTGGGTCAAAGAGCATGAGAAATCTTTAATTGAATATATGGGATTTATGGCAAAGGGAATAGTTGAAATAAAAACACATGAAATATTTGACGGTTTTGGAATAGAAATTTATTCCAGAAGTGTCGGCTCAAAAGAAGCTCCTGCTATTAAAATATTGCCGATTATAAAACATAAAAGTTATGAAAAAGATGGATTGCTTTATATTGAGGGATATGCAAATACTAAAAATAATGCGGATAGATATGGTGATATTCCTATTCCTACCAAAGAAAGAGGATTTGTTTATGAATTAACAGAATTTAAGAAAAATCCTGTTATGCTTTTAGACCATGTTAATCAGGTTGACCATATAGCAGGGTCATTCCTTGAAGTGGCAGAAGATGAAATAGGATTAAAATTTAAAGCAGTATTTTCAAATAGTGATTTGCCACTTATAAAACATGCAAGAACAGTTTACGCTGAGGGACATGGCAAAGCATTATCTATAGCAGGCAGATGGCATTATGAAGATAAAAATAATCCTTCTATTCTTACGCTTGCAGAAATTTATCACATATCCCCGGTAGGAGTTGGAGCAGACCCAAACGCTTTAACTACAGCCATGCAAAAAGCATTAAAAGTAATTGAGGATAAAGAAAGCAATGATATTAATGTTAAAACTTCATTATTAAATGCTAAAGCTGAAATAGATAAATGGATTGAAGCAGAAAAAAACAGAGAATTAAGTAAAACATTATTTGCTGAATTATCAAAACCGATTTAACTATCATTTGTGAATGGTGGTTATATTTTAAAAAATAGGAAGGTAAATAAAATGGATGAATTAATGAAAGCAGTAAAAGAAATGCGCGAAATGGTAGAAAAGAAGTTTCAAGATTGCATCACAAAAGACCAGATTGACAAAATCTCGTCTGATATTCAGGCAAAACTTAGACCAGAACAAAGGATTGTTCTGCCTACCCCTGAAACTCCCGAAGAATTAGCTGCAAGAGCGCAGGAATTTAAGTTTTCAGGAAGAATGCAACCTGAAATTAAATGGGTTTCAGAATACGGAAAGAAATTCGGAAATATGGCAGGTTTCCTGCAAGCCATGTCTGATATGCGCAAAGGGATTCAAAGCGAACTAGCGCAGTCAGTTAAAGCAGTAATGATTGAAGGAACAGGGTCACTTGGCGGAGTGCTTGTGCCTACTGAATTTAACAATGAAGTTATAAAATTGTTATATTCTGAAAGCATAATTTTCAAAATCGCCAGAGTAATCCCGATGTCAACGTGGAAAAGAACATTTCCAATTCAATCTGGTGGAGTAACTTGTTATTGGCCTGGAGAAGCTCAGACCAAAACTGCAAGTAATCCGACATTCACAACTTCTCTAACGCAAACTGCAAAAGTTTGCGCTTGCATAATTAAAAGTTCAGATGAACTTTTAAGAGATTCTGCTATAAACTTAACGCAGTTTTTAGCTGAAATAGTTGTCAATGCAATGGCACAGGAGTTTGATAAACTTGCATTTGTCGGCGATGTAAGCGGATTAACAGATCCATTCAATGGAGTTCTGTATGCTTCAGGCGCGCATGTTGCGACAATGGCAGGGGCGAGCATGGATTATGACGATATAATTGAATTATATTATACATTGACTGCTCCCTATCGGAAAAATGCAATATTTGTTATTCCTTCTGTGATAGAAAAACAAATGATTAAATTAAAAGATAAGAACGGAAATTATATTTGGAACAAGCCAGAAATGGGAAAGCCTGCAACCATAAATAATAGACCGTATGAAGTTTCAGACAATATGCTTGCGACTTATGGAACAGGTGCTCAAAGTCCGATATTGTTTGGTGATTTCAAACAATTCCTATATGTTTCACCTCGTGATTCAATGGCTGTGAAATTATCACAGGACGCATACGATGCAGGGGATACGACCAATGCATTCTTGCAGGACCAAACATGGTTGAGATTCACTCGTGGGATTTCAATTGATGTAGCAAGAGGAGCAAGTTTTGCTTATTTGTTAGTTTAATAAATAAGTCGTAAGTTTCAGTTCTGCTCATTGATAAATTCCTTTTCTCCCTGAAAATCAATGAGCAGTTTGAAGCTGATGGCTTCGTAAAATAAAAAGTAAAGGAGATACTCAAATGAAGTTATGTAAAATAATAAAGCAAATGGCAGGATTTACCGTCGGCAACAGAATCCAGCTTGACGATAAAGAAGCGGCAGCGCTTGTAGAAAAGAAAATAGTTGTAGTTGAAGATCATGATTACAGCCCAACTTGTTGTGAACTGGCTAATAAAATTGTTGATGGCGCAAAGAAGGGTGCTAAGATATTATTTTTAGCCCTAATGTTTGGATTTGCAGTAAATGCAAAAGCCGGAGATTACACGATTGCGCTTTCTACTTATGGTATTACTGGAGTAGATGGATTACTTTGGTTATCAACAGCCAGAATTGGAACAGGAGCATATAAAATAGAAAAGATTGAAATTTTCAATTCGGGAAATGCTGAGCAGGTTGTTACTCGCTATAAATTATGCACGACAACTTCTGTTATAACTGCAGATGCTTATGTAGTTGTAAATGCGACTACAACGTCGGGTGCTTATAATAAACATGTTCAGAATTATTCAGAAAATTTTAATAATCCTTTAACGATAACTGCTCCTTGTTGGAGAAAATCAGATGCAGGTTCAACAGTTTATTTGAATGTGCATTATAGATAATTAAAATTAAATAAAATCCTCCCTCTTAATCGGGGGAGGAATTATTTTGAGGTTTTATTATGGCAGAAGCGACTAATTCATTAACTACCACAGCCAGAACAAAAACATTTTTAAAAATAACTGTTGTAACTTGGGACTCATTGCTTGATATATTGGTTGATAGCGTTTCGCAGGCAATTAAAAATTATTGCGGACGTGATTTTATAACAACAACTTATACAGATGAAGTTTACAGCATAGAAGAAGAAGGACAAACAATTTTAAAAATTAAAAACTTTCCTATTATTACGTTAACTTCAATAAAAATAGATGATGTAGTTCAAAGTTCTTCAATTTATGATGTTGGGAAAAATTCAGGATTAATTAAATTTGATGGCGGGATAGAAGAAGGATTTGCTCATATTAAAGTTACATATAGCGCAGGATATGGAGCAAAGGGCGCATTGCCATCTGATTTAGAGCTTGCGTGTTGGAAATGGATTTCAATACTTTATAATAATGGACAGTCGGAAGGCATATCAAACGAAAAGATTGGAGATTATTCTGTTTCTTACAAAGATTTAAGCGCGGATATTCCGCAAGATATAAAATTAATATTGGATACTTATAAAACAATATGAGTTTTTTAGATAAATTAAATAAAACAATGACGTTGCAGACTTTAACGAATGTATTTGATACTGATACAGGCGAAACAACGCCTACATGGGCAAATACTACCACTGGAATTGCCTGTGCCTTGCAACCTCGTGGAGGGGATAAAGTTTTTAGTGACGTGGATATTTATTCTAAAGCTACTCATAAAGTTTATGCAATAACTTTAACCGTAAATCCAACTACAAACAGATTAATTATAGACGGAAATACTTATACGATATTAGGGGTTGAAGATATGGGCGGGCGTGAAAGGTTTACTAAAATTATAGTTGAACGGGTGCAACAATAATGATTTCAATATCACTTAAAGGAATACCAGAATTTCAGAAATTTGTTAAAGAGTTTACTGTAAAAAAACAGGAAGCATTAATAAAAGTGTTTACTATTGCTGGAATAAAACTTGAAGGCGATATAAAACAAAGCGTTTCGTTGTCCGCTAGGACCGGTATCGGCCCAAGAGGAGGCAAATTATATGAACCGTCCTCCGCAGGAGAGCCGCCACGATTGCGAACAGGAAATTTAAGGGCTTCTATAGGATACGAAGTATCAAAACCTATGCTCGGAAAGGAAATAACGCTTAAAATAGGTGCTATTCGTGGAGGCGGCGAGGTAAAATATGCGGAAGCATTGGAATTAGGCACTTCTAAAATGTCAGCAAGACCATTTCTTCAACCAATGGTTAATAAATATATGCACGAATTGACAGAACGAATTAAAAATATTTTCAAAACAAAATGATAACAAACGAAATTTATAGTTATGTTTCAAGCGATGAAACTTTACAGACTCTTTTGTCTGGGATTGTTGGTGATAAAAAGATTTATCCATCAAAAGCAAAGGAAGGGGCAACTGTTCCGTATGTAATTTATAAGTCAATTAATTCAGGTGGTTCTGTTGACGAAATATTATCAGACGAAACGTTACAATTTAATATTATCGCTTCAACTTATGAGATTGCAACCAATATTTTAAAAAGGTTATCGGTATTATTGGATTTGCAAGACACAAAAGCTATTGCCTCGACAGGCGCATATATTTATTACAGTAAGCAAATAGGTGGGTATGACCAATATGAAGAAGATACACGGTATCATAATCGTATGGTTTCGTTTATCTTCAAATTCAAAATGAAATAAAAGGAGATTATTAAAATGGGCGACAAAGATAATGTAGTTGTAGGACTTCAAAGTTTAAATACTTTGAAGGTAGGGAATTATGGAGACTTAGAAGCGGCAGCAGTTGATGTTGGTTTCATTAAAGGCGGAGTTCAGTTTGAACACGACGAGGACGAGCTTTTAATATTTGTAGATCAAGCTATGGGGGCAATAGCCAGAAAAACTACTAAAGAAAGCATGAAAATCAAATTAACATTTTCAGAAGCGTCTTTAGAAAATCTTGCGGTTGCTTTCGGTTATCCAACCACAGCAGTATCAAGTGATATTTTTTATCTGGGAGGTAAAACAAGTAATACGGAAAGAACATTATTTGTAAATGTCAATTCTCCTGATGCAGGGACTAGAAAATATACATTATGGAAATGTGTTCCAGATGGGAAAAGCAATCACGCTTATAAAAAAGACGGTGAAACGCTTATTGATGTTTCATTTCATGTGCTTGAGGATGTGGCTAAAACAGCAGAGCAGAGATTTGGCAATATAGAAGATACTGGATTAGATACAACGCCTCCAACGATTGCTCTTTCAACACCGACAGATGGCGGGACTGTCACAAAAGCTACAAAAGGAATTGTAGTCTGGACGATAACGGAAACCAATCAAATGGACGAGAACAGTATTGTTTATGGTGATACGGTTTCAATTATAAACATAACGACTCCGGCATCTGCGGCATTGGTAGCAGGCAGTATTGTTTATAGCCCAACAGCTAAAACGATTACGTTTACTCCTGATGCAGTTTGGACAACTTTGGAGTCAATGCAGGCGATTGTAACTACAGGTCTTAAAGACCTTGCAGGAAACAAACTTGCGGCGATGAAGATTGAGCAATTCTCAGTAAGCGCTTAATTTAAAATAAGAAAAAGCGGTCTAGTGTAAAAGCTAGGCCGCTTGTGAGGGTAAAATATGAATGATTTAGTTCAAACTTTAACCAATATTAATGATAAAGAAATAATAATAAACGAGAAAGTTATTAAAATAAAAAAATTAACCTTCTTGCAGATTTGCAAAATAGGAAAACTAGCGGCGACTGTTACAAAATCATTAAATATTGAAGAATTAAAAAGTAAATCAGAAGCAGAAATGGTATTAGAATTAATGATGATACTGGGCGAGGAGCATATCCCTGTTTTAATTTATATTCTTGTTCCAGAATTGGAAAAAGAAGAAATAAAAAAATTATCAACGGAAGATATATCTGAAATAATACTTGCCATTTCGGAGGTTAACGATTTTCAAAAACTATTCTCAAATTTTCAAAAGGCGTTTGCGATTCTAACAAAAAGTCTCAACCCAATGACGAAATAGAAGATGCAACCGCATACGCCTTACGAAAAATAGCTTCTTCTTTTAATTATACTTTTGAGGATATAATTAATAAATCTCCCGATTGGATAATGGCAATGTTTGAGCAGGCATGTTTATCAGATAAGGACAACCTTATTAAATATGGTTCATTATTTGGAATGAATATGAATGAAAAGGAAAATAAAAGTATTGACGTTGACGAAAAATTAAAATCTTTCGGAATAGGAAAAAGATAATATGGCAGGTTCATTTGCTCAATTTTTCATAGAAATCGGTTCAGCATTTAATGGAAAAGGATTTGATGCGGCCAGTAATTCCATTAACGATATGAACAGCAAGGTTAATAATGTTTCAAAAACTATTGGCGGTTTTATTACATTGTTGGGCGTTGGTGGATTATTAACAGGATTATATAAGTTTGGCAAAGCGAGTTTAGAATCTTTTGGTGAAAGCGAGAAACAGGTTACATTATTGTCCCGCGCCATGGTTAATCTTGGCAACTATACCAAACAAAATCTAAAAATATACACAGATTACGCATTAGAACTGCAACGCGTTACAAAATTTTCAGATGAGCAAATAATTGAAGTTGAAACTTTATTGACCACGTATGGTTTGTATGGCGATAAATTAAAAGAGGCAACGAAGGCAACTTTGGATTTATCCTACAAAACAGGTAGCTTACAAAGCGCTTCGGAGTTAATTGGTAAGGCATATCAGGGTAATACTACTCGCCTGGCCATGATGGGTTTACGGATAAAAGAGAATATTGTTGGCTCTAAAAAATTTGAAGAAGTAATGCGTTTAATAAATGAACGATTTGGCGGTATGGCTCAGGCAGATGCGACGACTTACGCAGGTAAGATGGCGATATTGGCTAACAAATTTGACGATATAAAAGAAAAGATTGGCGGGATAATAGCGTTGCCAGTTGTTAAATGGTTAGATGATTTCGGAGTTGTATTGGATTTCCTTATTGAAAAATGGGAAAAAATGTTCCCTTCTGACCCATTAATTAAAGCTAAAAAAAATCTTAAAGAAGTTGAGGATACTTTAAAGAATATATCAAGAGTAGGTATTGGAAATTTAGGAGTTGCAGATACAGATAGTTTGTTAAAAAAACAAAAAGAATACACAGCAGAAATAATGCGTTTAAAAGCAGAACATAAAAAAACATCTAAAACAATTCAAACCAATATAAGAGATACTGCTCAAATTTCTTCCGAAGCATTAGACGATGAAACTTCAAGATGGGAAAAATCTCATAAAGCCATGCTTCGATATTACAAAGATACTGTTAAAAATGCTAAAGGTTGGAATAAAGATATACATGCAACCGATGCTGAACGAGTTAAAGAAAACAAAAAAACAATAAAAGAAATAGAAGATAATTGGGATAAAGGAAGTAAAAATATTATAAGCGGTTGGAAACAGGCAATATTATTAATGAAAACTGATTCTTTTAATTGGACAACAGCTACTTCTGGAATGATTAATTCAGTTGAAAGCAATTTTGCTAATTCTTTTAAACAAATAGTTTTAGCTGGCGACAATATGTTTACAACCCTTAAAAACCTTGCAGACGCTTTCTTCCAATCAATTTTGCAAGCGTTTTTTGATATGCTGGCACAAATGGCGGCGAGGGCGGCAGTGTATGGATTATTATCAACAATATTAGGAATGCCCATGGGTGGATTTGACGCATATATGGGATTTCCAGGAGAAGGCAAGGCAAGCGGAGGGGCGATTGATAAAACTGGGGGATATTTACTACACGCAGGCGAATATGTTTTGTCGCCAGAAGTAGTTGGAGCAATTAAAAAAGGGAGTTCATCGGAAGGGAAAACAAATGGAGTTGGGCAGGCAGGTGGCAAAGGCATTAATTTTAGCCAAACTATAAATATTCAGGGTGGTGGCGACACTAAAAAGATAGTTAAAGAGATAACAGAAGCCACTCGCAGGGGCGTTTCGTGGGCGATTGAAGGGGCAAAGGTTGGCTATAAAGCTGGCTCTGCTAAATCAGGAGAAATCGCAATATGAGTTTGCCGAATGCAATAAAAATTTATAGCGATAATTTTGTTGATGAAAATGATGATTATTCTTTCATTTCTGGTTCAGCATTAGAAGCATATTTATATGACCAAAAACAAGATACGAAATGGATAAGCACTAGCTCTAATGATACAGTTGAAGAAATAATTGAAATAAGTTTTAAGAATTGGCAAGGAACAGAAATAACCAGAACATTTGACACTATAATTATTTTGAATACAAATGCAAAAGCTATGGCTTGCGATTACTGGAATGGATCTGATTGGGTTGCAATATCGGAAGCGAGCATAACCAATTCAGCGGCAAATGTTTTGATTGATATTGTTACGTCTATTTCTGCAACTAAATTCAGAATAAAAATAACTACAACTATTGTAGCAAATGCAGAAAAATACATAGGAGAATTAAAAGTTTGCAATAATATAATAGATGGTTCGCAGGAATGGCTAAGTGAATTTAGCAGGGAAGATGAGCAACGAGCCGATAATTACAGGTTGACTGGCGGCGCGTTAGTTGCATGGAAGGAATGGACTAAGTGTGCTGGCAGCTTAGATTTATCAAATGTTAATAAAACAAATAAAGATTTATTGTTGCCATATTTAAAAATAGCAAATTTTATTATAGTAGCTTTTTATAGTGATTATGACATGACAGAAATATATGAGTTTTCTATTGTTAATGAGCCGAATTATACATTTGACAGAAAGACACAACTATTTGAGATAAGTTTAGATTTACAAGAAAAATAAAAAAAATGCAGACTGTAACAGATAATTTTAAAAATTCAGTAATAAGAAAGACTCCAACTTATACCAAAGTTGTTGAGCTTTGTAGACGGTATTGGAATGGAAGCGCATATATTCAAGATACGGTTATTGACATAACAAATGAAGTTATTGAAGTTGAACGCATAATTTGGAAGCTAGACAGTGAAGGGTATGCCGTTTGGAACGCAAGTAATACAACCTTAACGATAAGAAACGACCGCAATCAATGGCTACAAAATAATGCTAAAGGACATTTTCCGACAAACTACATAATAAACAAAAGCCAAATTAAAATTAAACTTGGAACATTGCTGGCAGACGGAACATTTGAAACAATTTATGTATTTAGCGGACAAATAAATGATGACCCTGTTTATAGTCCAGATAACAAAACTATTGATGTAACAATTACCAGTATTTTATTGGATTTAGAAAATTTCAATGCAGAAGATATTGCAACACAGGTTGCCAGTGAGTTGCTTGGGTCAAATAGCGGAACAGAATTTACAACTTCACATAATGGCGTTGGATTGATTAAGGAAATAAGAAAGGGAACAACAGCAGGCGGGTGGGCAGGAGCTTCTATTTTAACGCCTGTTACCGATTATTCTATTGATGATTTAAATTTATTATCAACACCTGCCAAAATTACGCTTGTTGTTGGCCTAACAGCAGGCAATTCGGTTTGGGCAAAATATAGTTATTGGTATCAGAATAAAACGCTTGATTGGATAGTTGAGCAGATAATGATTTTATGCGGGATAGCAAATTATAATATTGATCCTATCGTTTTCAGCAATTCTATAGAAAATACGCATACTTGGGATATAAAAGCAGACTGGGATTTAGGAACATTTTCCGACACAGCAAGTGACGTTCACGACGGAGATGTGGTTTTGGATTTACCATATCTATATGATGATTTTGAGGATGGTATATATACGGATAAATGGACAAAAGTCGGAACAGGAATATTGATGGAAGCAAGTGGTTATTTATCAATGAATCCTAGCAATTATTATTTCTTAGGTGTAAAAAAAGCTATAAATCAAAATTTTTTAAATGAAGTTAATTCTGAATGGTCGCTAAAAATATTAATAAATAGCGCTTCAACTGAAGTAGCACAATTTAATTTCTTTGGCACTAGTAATTCTAGTCAACTTATGGGTTATTATTTACAAATATTCGGCGATGGTATTCAGCTTATGAAAGGAATAGGAGGAACAGTAACAACATTATTGACAATAGCTTATCCTCAAAATCATAATTGGCATACTTATAAAATAATAAGAAATCCCGCAGGATTATTTTCAGTTTATGTTGATGATGTTTTTAAAGGTTCTGTTACCGATACTTCTATAACTTCGGCAAGTTATATTCATATTATGTCTGGAAGCGCTGGCCTAGCAGGAGTCTCAACAAATTATGTTGATGATTGTTATATAAATTTATTTTATTCTACAGGAAACTATATCTCTGATGTTTTGGATGGCGGCGCAAGTTTAACTGCTTGGGGGACATTAGAATCAAATACTGATATTCCTGCAAATACAAATATAATAATTTATACCAGAAGTTCAGCAGATAACATTGACTGGACGGAAGCATGGCAGACTTTGGAAGTATCTGGACAAATTAAATCTTTGCAGAGATATTTGCAATATAAAGCAGAGTTTACCACATTAGACCTAAGATATACTGCTTATTTGCAACAAGTTATTATCAAATATTATACTACCACGACGACAATTCCATTAGTCAATCTAACTGGAATGACAGCGAAACAAACACTTGAAGAAATAGTCAATATGTTTTCAGGTGAAATGGGATTTAATGCGAACGATTATTTTTTTATTAGACCTAGAAATTCAGCGTTGCCTTCTGTTATAGATTTTCATAGCGATACTAATATAATAGAACTTTCAAACGCTTCTGATGGAATTGATAGAGTTTATAATTATATTACAGCTACATTCGGGATATATACTAAAGTTTATAATTCAACTGATAAAGCAGAGGCCAGTCCTACAAGTATAAAAAAATATGGGACACGACAATATAATATTTCATCTTCAAATTTATTGCCTGCAGATAGTGTAAACCTTGCTTTTGCTATTGCTCCAACTGTTTTTGATTATACTTATTTACCAAGAAAAAGATGCCAAATAAAAACAATGCTTATTCCGCAATTAGAGCTGGGCGACAAGGTAAAACTTTATTATAAGGAGCCAGTAGCATTTAGATTATGGAAATGGGGAGATGGCGATATTGTTTTCGGTCAATCAGATTTAGAATATTACAGTGAAGCTACTTTGTCAACAAGGTATAAATTTTGGGGCAACGAAATGAGAATTGAAGGAATAGAAATAGATTCAGAAAATTGGCAAATGGTATTTGATTTAACGGAGATTTTATAATATGGCACAACCTACTAATATTGTTAATGGTGATATTCCAGACGCTACAAAATTAATGCTATGGTTTAATTGGTTTGTCGCAGGGCGTGGTATTAAAAAAGATACTTATTCAAATTTGAAAATATTGGCAAATACTGAACCAACATATTGTTTAATTGGATGGGCGACAGATATTCAGCAATTAATGTTTTACACTGGCGATAATACAATCGGCGATAATGGATTTATAGTAATAGGAGGCGTATAATGAAAACTTTATTTTTATTTTTAATATCATTAACCTTTTGGGTTAATGGTTTTACAATAAGTCCATATTACGGAACGAATATATCAACGACGACAGGAAAAGCTGACCTGCATATATCTGGAAATATTAATCTTGCGGCTTCTTCTCAAACGCCTTCTGCTTTTAATATTAATTTAGATGGTGTAAATGGCAGGGCAACCTTTACTTCAAGCGTTACCGCTACCAATATCACAACTTTGCAAAATTCAACAACAACATTAAGAACAGATTTAAATAATGTTAAGTTAGCGACAGGAACACTTACTTTAGCGTTAAACACGACGGCGCAGGCGTTGACCGCACTCACAACAGCAGTTAAAAATACAACGGACACTTTAAGGGTGGATTTAAACGAAGTCAAAGTAGCTACGGGAACGTTACTGGCTAGAGCTGGTGGAACTATGACTGGCGATTTACAAGTAGGCACAGTATCAGCTTCTACTCTTTCAACCTCTGGGTATATAACTTTAGCTAATCTGGGCTCAGCACCTACCGCAGTTATTGGACGGATATATTTTGACTCTACTGGAAGCAGAGCATTAAAAATAAGCTTAGACGGTTCTAACTTTGTAGCTTTGTCAACGTCAACAGGTGGAGGAGGAACAGTAGGAACTGAGTATCCAGCTTGGGTTCACGTGACAAAAACTTATGTAGCCCTTTCAAGCGGAGCAGTAAACAATAATATAGAGCTTTACTCACTTCCAGCAGGTGCGGTTATTCACGGAGTAAAGATTAAGCACAGTTCAACATTTACAGGAGGAGCATTATCAGGATATAATATAAGCGTGGGAATAGATGGAGATTATGAAAAATACGCTTCTCTATTTGATATATTCCAATCAACGAGCGATACAAAATTTCAGTTAAGCGACGGGTTATTTTCAGAAAATCATGGGTCAGCGACTTCAGTTAAACTTTACGCTGTATCGTCAGGAGCGAATTTAAGTGCGGCGACTCAAGGGTCAGTTGATATTTGGTTATTAATAAGCACGGCAAATTAAGGAGGAATTATGAATGAAGATAAAGGTTTGAACACGAATAAACAACTTGCATTTTTAGCGTCGTTAGCAGGTGCAAATTTCAATAATGGATTCATAATAAGTAAAACTATAAAACTTAATCCAGAAGAAATGGGGATGAATGTTTGGATTGCTAAAGCTAATTTGAATACTGCAAGAATGCAAACCACATGTTTCTCTCTAAATGGATATGGATATATAGTTGGTGGTTATTATACAAATTCTCCTCCCTATTTGTTGAAAACAGTAGAACAATATAATGATACTTTAAATACATGGATTTACAAAGCAGACATATCTGTAATTAAGCGTTTCATGGCAGCATTTTCTTTAAATAATTATGGGTATATTGCAGGAGGAGATACAACAACAGGAGAAGGTGGATCATTAGTAACAGAACAGTATTCTGATTCAGCTAATACTTGGACAATAAAAGCTAATTTGAATACTGTAAACAATGAGATGCCAGCATTTTCTCTAAATGGTTTTGGATATACAGCAGGTGGATATGTGAGTAGTGTGGTTTCCGCAATTACTGAACAGTATAGCGATTCTTCTAATACTTGGACAGTTAAAGCAAGTTTGAATACAGCGAGAAGAGTTATGGCAGGATTTTCTCTAAATGGATTTGGGTATACAGCAGGTGGGCATACGGGAGCTGCGTCCGCAATTACTGAACAGTATAGCGATGTATCAAATGCTTGGATTGCAAAAGCAAATCTTAATACAGGAAGGTTTAATTTAGCAGGATTTGCTTTAAATGGATTTGGATATACAGCAGGTGGATATGCAGGTGCTGATTCATCGATTACAGAACAATATAGTGATTTTTCTAATGTTTGGATAGTAAAAGCAAATCTTAATTCGGTGAAAACCAATACTACAGGATTCTCTTTAGACGGTTACGGGTACATAACTGGGGGTAGTGCCAGTGGAGTATTTTTAGCAATAACAGAACAATACTCAAATGCAACTCCAATGTATATCGGCTCGTTAAAGAAGTCTGCAAAAGTTCCTAATAAGATTTATATAGGAACTTACATAAATGATTTAGCAACAACTTTGCCTATTCAATTAAGCACTAATTCAAGTTACAGATTATCGGAAAGTAATGTGGATAGTGTTAGAAAGTTTAATGAAGTTTTAGCAGTAGCTTTTCCTGCTAATGCAAATGGTTTTAGAAACTATGAAGTTAATGTTGGAATACCTAGATTTGTTGCAGGATTAGGTGGAGGAATTTGGGTTACGAGAGCAGTCCCTGATGCTCGCAATACATCAGGAGGGTTTTCTTTGAATGGGTATGGATACTCTGCTGGAGGCAATGGTCCATCAGCAGTTGTTCAAAAATATGATGATGTTGCAAATACTTGGACAGCAAAGACGAGTATGGCCACAGCAAGATATGGATGTCCGGGTTTTTCTTTAAGTGGATTTGGATATACAGCAGGCGGTTGGATAGCGGCTGTTTCTTTAGTTACAGAACAATATAATGATGCCACAAATGCTTGGGTGACTAAAGCTAATTTAAATACAGATCGCAGACAGGCCGCAGGGTTCTCCTTAAATGGTTTTGGCTATACAGCAGGCGGATGGGTTGCGGCTGCATCGGCTGTTGTAGAGCAATATAATGACCAATTGAATACTTGGACAGCAAAAACCAATTTAACCACAGCACGCACGCAAACAACAGGATACGCATTAAGTGGATATGGTATGGTTTTTGGAGGATGGACAACTGCTGTATCTGCTGTTGTGGAATTATATAATGATTCAAGTAATGCTTGGGTAACAAAGACAGCATTAGGCACAGCTCGAAAGTCTTTAACTAGTTTTTCTATTGGAGGATTTGCATTTGCGGCAGGTGGATACACAACAGTTAATGTTGCTACAACTGAAAGTTATGATATTGCATCAAACTTATGGATTACTAAAGCAAATTTAATTGCAACTAATTCTGATACTGTGGGATTTACTTTAAATGATTGTGGGTATTCTTCCGGAACCAGTATTACTGAAAAATATGTTCCAAATAAAGATTTAGTTTTAAAAGTTGCATTAATGGTTGAAGAAAATTAAGGAGGATATTATGTATAGAGCGGCATACGATATTAATAATGTTGTAATATGTATAGGTATGGATGAAAGACAATCAGGAGCATATGGTGACTCTGGAACGTGGTGTAATTTTACCTTTGCAGTAATTCCAGAATTAGCAAATGATGTCAAAGAAGCGATGGCAACCGTAGGTAAACTTGTAAGCGGATTAAAAGTTGTAAATGGAGAAGTCGTATTAAGGACATTGCAAGAAGTGCAAGCGGACTTAGCATAGGAGAAAGACAATGAATGAGCAATACGAAAAAGCAAGAGACATAGCGATTATTTCAGAAGAAACAAGAGCCAAAAGTTTAATTATTGACGAGGACAAATGTAAACAAATTGCAGAAGCGGCAAGTTATATTGCAGTTCCATTTCTTCCGCTTTCAAAAGAATTTATTAATAAATTTATTTTATCGGATATTGAATATCCGACACAAGAAGGAAAACTTGTGCAAGTGTTAATGGAATTACAATCCAGAATGAACAATTTAGCTCAAAGAAGTTATGAATTTAAAAAAACTGAATTGGAAATCGAAGAATTAAAGTTGGATATAGAAGACATAAAAAGTGAACATAAGGATATAAACCGAGATAGAATTAAAATTGATAAATTACAATTAGAAATTGTCAACAAACAATATATGATAAGTCAATCTCACTTGGTTATAGAGCAGGTTTATACCGAATTTATAAATTGGAAACAGACTGTTGAGGATATTCTCAAAACACTTAAAGTTGATTCAATTCAAGACATTGATTTTACTAAAATAAAAGTTGCAGAAATTCAAAGTAAAATTAAAATATGGAAACAATTAGATGCCAAAAGAATGTTAGAAATGACACCATCTAAAATGAATGCCATTTTAAGCGACTTGGAGAGCTGGAATGGAAAATAACTATGACACCAAGCTGGGACGGCAACGAAAGAAGGAAGGAAAATATAAATCTCGACAAGAGGGTAACCATTCTGGAGTTAAGAGATGAATATACTCTTAAAGAGGTTAAAGCTACTAGAGATGATATTAAGAATTTAGAGGTAACTATAAATAAGGCTTTGATACCTTTAATGAAAGATAATCAGGATAATAAAAATGATATCGCTGACGTTAAGAACGATATCGCAGTAGTTAAGAATGACCTGTCTTGGATGAAGTGGTTAGCTACGGGTATCAGTTCCGCAGTAGGAGCTTTGGTTGGATTTATCTCAGGGAGGCATTCATGAATTTAAAAGAAGCGTGCGACACCGTTCTGGCAATGGAAGATATTAAACCTGTTTACGAAAATGGCAAGATAGTTAAAACATTCTGTAATATTTTTGTGTCCAGAATTTGCGAATTAATGGGTGATAATAGATTTAAAGATTTGGATATGACACATATAATTTTAAAAGCACAGCAGGAATGTTTAATTTTAGGGGCAGTGTCGGCCACAGAAAAAGCATTATATGGCGATAAGCTTATTCTGGCCGGTTGGCTTAATACGGCCGATGACCCAAAGACTCCCTGGCCGGAAGCCCATAGTCATGGTGCGATAATTTATCCTGTGCCTATGCAATTATCAAGTTCATATAATTGTATCGTGCCGATGGTCGCAAATTGCGGTTCGGCATTTGGTATAGTTAGGGTGAGTCAAGCATTTAAAAAAGAAAACGAGCCATTTTATTATTTACTAGATTGAAATATGAAAACGACAATAAAAGCTAACGGTAGTCCCGCTAAACCTGATTTCACATGGTTACGTTCACGATTGAACAAAGAAATAAATCGCTTAACTTTTAACAACAGATTATCAAAACTTAAAAGAGGGCGAAAACGAGAGGAGATAATAAAATGAAAGACTGGATAATTGGATTAAGTTTGACAGCAGGAATTGGAATAGCAGCGCCATTTATAAGAAAATGGATTAAGAATTGGACGCAAAAGAAAATAACTGATGGGATGATTTCATTACTTGCCATTAAATTAATTAATGGAAATGAAAAAATACAGGCACAGTTTGATAAGGTAAGGCATGAAATAATTGTCTTGGCTGAAATGCTTTTGCCTGATGAAGGAATGGGAGCAGATAAAAAACAGTTTGTTATTGATATGTTCCCTAAAGAGTTTCAAAAACTTGTATCAGATATAATAGATGATGACGTTAAATTGCTTGACGAAAAACTTAAAGAAGCGGTTAAGGCAACGGAACAACCTGAAACTAATCAGCCGCATTAAATGAGGATAGATATAATGTCTATATTTAGATTTTTATTTTCTAAATTAATGAAAGGCAATATGACCAGTCTTGATTATAGAACTATTCTGGGGACTGGATTTAAAAACAAAGAGGTAAAAGAACATGACAAAACTAAAATTGATGTTAGCCCTATTGATTTTAATAGGGATAAGTAGTTTGGTAGTAGCGGAAGATAAGCCAATATTTGATTTATCTGCTTTTGCTCAGCAATTACGGATAGGCAAGGCGATTAATCAGTTTGGGATTGAGTCAACAATATTTTACATGCCGATACGGACAATAACTTTTAATTCAGGAGTTGATTATATAAATATAAATGGTGGCTATGAAACTAATCCTGTAAAAAATAGGCCTTTGGCTCAAATAGGTTTACGCCTGGACAACATTGTAGGCATAGGCGATAACTCCTCATGGGGTAAAATCCACGTAAAGGGCATCAAATTGCCTTACATTGAGTTTGGGCCGTATGTGTCAGGGTGGCCGCGGAAAGAAGGCACCAAGTGGAAATTAGACTCTTTCTATGGTCTTGCTTTGGCTATTGGATATTAAATCTATTTTCTTAAGTCTAGGCATTCGCATTTCATGATTAAGCCATGTAAAAAGTTTGGAGTGCTGGTCATGTGTCAATATCGGGATTAACTTTCCTTTTTCTATCTGATTAAAATATTTAACAGCGCGATTAATAGTAGTGATGTTTTTCATGGTTGCGTTAACACGTCTGGCTAGGATACCGATTAATTTTCTTTCATTTTCTTTGCGTCTTACTTTTTGAGTATAAAAAGTATTGTAAAGCGTATCGTATTTTTTCATTAATTCATCAAATTTCTTGCATAATTTTTCTACTTGTTCCTGATTAATTGGCATCATTTTTTAGTTTCCTTTTAAGTATTTATCAATTTTATCTCTTGCTTCATTAAAATTATAACATATTAATACTTCATAATTCCTGTCAATAGCTTTTTTAATAAATTCTTTTTGATTTGGCGATAGTGTCCCCCCTTCTTTCTTCATTTCAAGCCATATACCATGTTTATTATTCCTAGGTTCTGCTATAAATAGATCGGGAGTCCCTGCAATATATCCCATTTTCTTACGCCTAATAGCGGCCAACAGCCCTAATTTATCACCTGCAAATCCTCCTGTGAATAATATGTTTGGGTATTGCAATTTTAAATAATTAACTAATGCAATTTGATAGCTTGATTCTTTGTATTTATAAAAGTTTTTCATAGTTTAAAAGCATTAATTAAATCTCTGTGAATATTAATATGTTTTGCTCTAGTAATTAATTGAAGATTATTAATTTTATAATTCGTATTATCTAAATCTTTAAAATGAATAATCATTCCTTTAGGTATTTTTCCATTATATTTTTTCCAGATATGAATACTTAATGACTCCCAGATATTTGGTTCTGCAATTTTAATGAATTTATTATTACAATGTTGTTTTTTATTTACTGTTCTTGAGTGAATTGTTCCAATCGGTTCATAATTTATTGGCCTATTGCCTTTTCTAAATTCTGTTGATGGTGAAATATGACTTCCTTTTTTCCATGCAAATAATGACTTATGACCTTTTTTAAATCTACCATTGGGTGAGATAGAACCCATATAAATATTTTTACATTTAATAGAACAATTTTTTTGGCGATTATAATAAGTTTTATATTCTTTTTTGCAAGTTGGACATATTTTTAACATAATAATTTATCCTTATTCCAGATCTCAAACCATACTTTTATTCCATTAGCATATTTATTTCCATTTTTTTCTATAAATGGTTGTGCGGATATTCGCACACTATTAGTTTTACTCCGTTTAATTTTTGTAAATATAATTTTTGAATTGATTAAAAATTTTCTAACAGCTTCACTTGCAGTTTTTGCTTCTACAATAGGATAATCATCAAGTATATTCGCAAATCCATCATATATTTCATATTTTTTTATCATAAATTTATTGGGCAGTTTAATGAGATGCCCAGCTCTACGATTGCTCGGGTTAGTGCAATATTAGCGTGGCTCAAAATCAATAAAATAATAATCCATAGAATTTTTATATAATTTTATACTTGTCTTATGGCTAAAATCAAATTTTATCTTCTTGCAACTAGGACAAACTTTAAATATTTTACTTTCATATTTAGTAGGACATTTCTTGCATTTTATCAACATTCCATAATAATATTATTAATTAATTGGTTATGCAATTAATTAATCAGCAACATTTCTTGCTTCTTCTGCAAAATGGCTGTTGGCTTTCCCACCATAAGTATCTGTTAAAGAGTGACATTTTTTACAGAGTGTTATACCATTGGAAACAATGTAAACCAATTCTTTAAACTTATAAAAAGGTTTAATATGGTGAGCTTGTAAATAAACTTCTACTCCATTTCCATTCCTAGTATTACATTTTTGACATGTCCAATTATCTCTAGTAAATACTTTTTCTCTCCAAATTCTATACTTATATGAACTATAATATCTATCTCTTTCTTTTGAAACTCCTCCACGCCAAAAAGGATTTTTACTTCCCTTTTTACATTGACTCATTTTTTTGATAGTCTTTAATGTATGTTTTTTACCTTGCATACCAGGTACTTGATTTTTTCTAGCAAGAGTCGAAAAATAATATCCAATTCTTTTAGTTCTTTTATGAGCAGCAATTCTACAATGGTTTTTAAATTCTTCTGAACGCTTTAAGCCAAAAAGTGGATGTTTAATCACGAACATCCCTACTTTCCATTTCGAAATGGTCGTATTCTCTAACCTTTCTAATTTTCCATGTCCCTTGTGGAATAGTAACAGGTTTGTGTTCTTCATGTTTTACTGTCAATTCTTCTTTGTTGACTAAATAATACATGCCATTGTGTTCTTTGAATGTTATACCGCTAATCCATGATATTCTATGAGCATGTCCGGTAGTTTCTCCGTCTGCTAACACGATACTTCCATTTTTCACTTCTGCGTCTTTTGCTTCATTTGGTATTTCATTTACTGATTCTATGAGCACGTCGCCTTGTTGTATGACCATTTTATTATCTCCTTTTACGTTAATTGTATTGGTTTTTCTTCCGACTGATTTCTCCATTTTAATGCTTCCTCTACTGTTCGGATATTTGGTGCTACACCTTCAATATGCCATGTTTGGATAGATGGATTTCTCATTTTAAGGTATGGTCTATATCGTTCATCACCTAAATTTATTGATAATAACTCGTAAATTCCATCTCCCGATTTATCTAATGATTTTGCTCCTAATTTATAAATAACTCTTTCTATTCCTATCTTTCTAACGAGCTCTCTGCGAATTTCTGCATTTTTTTCAGTGAGTATTATTTTTGGGTCAATCTTTTCGGCGGGAGTCATAACTATTTCTTTTGGTAATCTAACTCCATTCAGCGCGTAAATCTCAAATCCATCAAGATAATGAATAGCAGGACTATTTATGCTGTGAATTTTTCCATCTTTTAATTTGCATATATCATGTCTTTCTGAAATCCAACATATATTTTTATGTGGTAAAAACCAATTAGCATTTTTAGCAATAAGCCATAATCCGTTTAATTTTTTAGTTTGAGATTTTAAATTTAATTCATTGTAAAAATAATCGTAAAATCCTAACCAACTTGCATCGTGTTGACCATATACACTATCCCCCACGCTATCCCGCACGCTATTTGCCACGCTATCCCCCACGCTAATCCGCACGCTATCCCGCACGCTAATCCGCACGCTATCCCACACGCTATTCCACACGCTATTCCCCACGCTAATCCGCACGCTATCCCGCACGCTATTTGCCACGCTATCCCCCACGCTAATCCGCACGCTATCCCGCACGCTATTCCACACGCTATCCCACACGCTATTCCACACGCTATCCCCCACGCTATCCCGCACGCTATTTACCATGCTATTCCCCACACTATTTACCATGCTATCCCCCACGCTATCCCGCACGCTATCCCGCACGCTATCCCCCACACTATTTACCATGCTATCCCCCACGCTATTAGTTATATTTTTTAAAATTCCAAAAACACAATATCTAGTTATTCCACTACTCAGTGGTGATAATGTCCAAACAATTTTAGGTTTTTTTAATCCTGCAATTTTATATGCTAATTCAATTCCCTTTTCTGCTTCAACTCTATTTGCAGGTTCAGTATTCAATCCAATTTTTACCCATTTATCTACATATTCAGGTAATTTACTTTTTTGAGTTTCCGTTAATTCTGTAATCATTTTATCTCCTCAATTATATATTTTCAACAAAAAAGTATTTTCAGAAATTATGCTGAATGTTATTTCTTTAGGTTTCATATCTTTTCTTAATTTATTAAATCTATCTAAACTATTCATTTTTTATTGCAATTCTCTAAACATTAATTCTTCTAATGGCGTAGCACAACGATATTTTATTTCTTTGCTTTTTGCTCTTTCTTCATTCGTTGATTCTTGCCAAACGATTAAAAGACTTTCGTTGGAGTAATCAATATTCCAATCTTTGAATTTCATTTCCCCTCCTGTTTTTCTAACCATTCTCTAGCCATTTCTTCGCATTTGTAATAATTTTTATTTGAAAATTGTTTATAACTTTCAGACTTATAGTTTTCAATTATTATATTATGTATTTTTAATAACTTATTTATTTCATATATAAAAAATCCCTTCTTCTCTGCCAAAACTGCAATAGGCGGATATTTTTCTTGAAGTTCTTTGGCTTTTGATAAATTTTCTTTATAACAAGATTGACGTATACGTGTAGCAGGAATATCTGCATCTACAAAATTTTCCCATACATTTGCTACCTCTTCCAACCACTCCACAAATTTATTCATTGCCATAATCACTCCTAGTTATTTAATACCTGTCCTTCAATAGTCGCTTTCACGCAAGCCGCGCAACTATTCAAGATGTAATCATGCCTTATCGTAATCAATCCGTAGCTCAAATATAAATTAAAAGAAATGGATATTCCCAAAGCAATCCAGAGGATTATTCTTTTTTCAACTTCTTTAAAGTGCTTGGTTTTCATAATCTCCTCTTAAAACATTTTTAATTGTTTATTATTTTTATTTACTTCTGCCTCTGCATCTAAACATTTTTTACATCGTAAAACTGCTGAGCCAATTTGTGAACATTTTTCACATTTTTCGCCAGTATAATATTTATAATGTTCACATAATTCTAATCTTTCTTTGAATAAATCACATTTCTGAGTTTCACTAAAATGACATCTATAACATCTGTCATCTTTGAAATTTATCTCTACTTCAACTTTTATTTTCATATTAAAATAATAATGCCTGCCCTTTCATCAATCCATAAACCGCAATATTTAAATATCTTCCAGTTGAGAAATTCTTGCTTACCAGACTTGGTCTTTTGCCGATTATTTCTATTTTGCCATCATTTTTTAATTCGGACATTCTAGGCCGGATAACTTGTGTTTCATCGTGTTCTGGATTTATTATATAGCCCAGAGCAATTGCCATTTCCTCTGTGGTATATCCACGATTAGAATTTTCCTGAAAGATAACCATGATTTTATCTCTTAATCCTTTCGCAAAACTTTTGATATTTTCTTTGGCTTCTGATTGAGTGTTCATACTATTATTCTTTTTAGATTATCCTTATAAATCATCAATTACATCTTTTGCTAATAGTTTTTTTCCTTCTTTTGTCTCCAAATCACTATTTTTTATAAAATAGTTTTTTCCGTCATATTCAATCCAACTTATGAAATTACACATATTATTATCTCCTTTTATTTATCCTTCTTTATTTCTACGCAAACACACTTTATGGTATCATATAGATTTTTCTCACAATCTGCTAAAAAATAGTGTTTTCTCTTATGCTTGCAAACTCCAGAACAAAAGTGTCTGTTTTTGCAAATTACTATCTTATTTGTATTTTTCATTTTGATAATCTTTTGTGCCAGTAGCGATTTATTCTTATTTGATTTCCACATTTTTGACTACAAAACTTTTGATGAATAATAATTTTATTATATTCTTTACCGCAGTTTTCACATTTTGACATTTGCTGTGACTCCTATAATCAATTTTAAACCCTTATATTAAGGATTATATAAAGGTTTAAAACATAAATCAAGCTATCTTGATACCACAGACCGATTATTTACACATTTTACCCCTATAAATAAATCGCACTCTTTTTTAGTTGCTCGGGCAATCCCATTTAGGTAAATCTCATTTGGGATTATGCAGTCCAATGGCGCAGCTCTTCCAACTATTGCTTTAAGTAATTCCATCATATCCACAACTTCCGCACTCCAATTATCCCGATAAGTTGCATTTGCAACTGTAACTTTTTGGATTACAACTGGTGGGGGGACAAATACTGGCATGATATTGCCACTCTTTTTATTCTCTTTTTCTAATTTCTTTTGTTCTTTGGCTTGTTTTTCTCGCAAGTCGGCTTCCAGTTTTTCGCGCCTTGCATTTTCAATCATAATAAACTGATTCATTTTAAGCCGGATCATTCCCTCGCACTCCTCTAAAGGTTTATAGAATTTATCCGTAAGGTCTTTTAATGCTTTGGATGCCGCGTCTTTAGCTTTCTTCGGTTCAGCAAGAATATAATTTTTTACATTCTTTTCCATTTCTCTGATAGTTGAAAGCAGGATTGAAGCCTGCCCATTGCTTACATCATCTTTTATGGTTAATTCATTTACAACTTTTACTAATTCTGGTACTTTGGTTTTAACTTCTTCTATTTCATTCATTTTATTTCTCCTTTATTTTTTATGTTTCAAATATCCTTCATTAAGTTTAATCCGGTAGGCCATCAGTAAAGTAAGGAACTGCGGCCAATGGTTCGGATCATCATATTTTATTAGTTTTGCCTCCTCGCCTTCTTCTGATAAATACATTATAAGTCTTTCCCTGGGATTTCCATCCTGAACTAAAAGCAATCGTTCATAAGAGGAAATCTGCCACAAATGTTGTTTATAAATTCCCCCCGTTTTGTAGTCAATTACACACAATTTACCGTTAATTGTTCCTACAAAATCTATTGTCCCCGCGTAAAGAAAAGCAGGATGAAATCTTCTTACTTCTCCATATTCAAATTTAATATTATTTTTTGCAACGCATTTTTTGTAACTTTCCAGATACGGTTTATAAAAATCATCCATTTTTTTAATATCAAGAGTTTTTTCATTATAATATTGCAACATTTTATGAACCGCTGTGCCTTTTTCGGCTGCAGAGCCATCACCATGAAACATTATCCCTAATTCCATATTTAACACTGTTGTAACTCTATCCAGATTTATTCCGTCGGGAGTATGGTACTGATAGGGGAACCCAGAACAATCAAAATATGGTTCGTAAAGGCCCAAGTTGCAACCATCTATCGTTATCTTTTTTTCTTTCATTTTGCCTCATCAGTGTAAAATTTATTTACATACGCCCATATCCCAAAAATATGAGCGTTTCGGCATAGTTATTCCTGCGCATCTCCTTTTTCTGCTAATTTTAATGCTTCGCAAATCACGTCGTAGGTTTCAATAGTTACGTCTTTCGTTCCAGTAAAACCATAAGATTTAATTATTTCTAGTGCTTGACTATCTGCTAGTCCCGCACTTTTCCAAATTGCATACATTCTTTTACCCTGCTTTTCGTTTATTAATCCAACTGCGGATGCTTTTTCTTTATCTTCTGATGCAGGAATAGTTGCAATCGGAGGCGGTTTTATAGTTGGTTTTTCAATTTCAACTTTTACATTGGTCATGTTTTCTGGAAGTTCATCCGCGGTATATGGCATCCCTCCAAATTCGTCAGGGAAAGCCAAGCGAAATGCTTGTGCTATAGCAACTTTTTTAATCATGGTTATTGGTTTTGTGTTCCAGATATGATTATTTTGGTTATATTCCACAAAATAAACTTCATGTTTAAGTGGATTTTCCCAGTCTTTTCTATTAATTATAACTATGGCTTTAAGATCCCCGCCTTTAATGCTTCCCTGAGTTGAAACTTCCCATCCATTCAGTGTCCCTAATCGCTCAGCTCGCTTTAAATAAGTTTCATACCCAGTTATAATGGATAATTTTCTTTGTCCATCTTTCATTTTAAAAGGTATGCAATATATTTCCCTTTTAAAAGGATTCAATTGGAATGTTATCGCTATTTCCATGAACTGATTTATTTCATTAGTTTCCAAAGAGTTTGTTAATCCAAAATCTTTCAAATATTGGATTAATTTTTCTTTAGTAACTTCCTGCATCTTCCCTTTTTCTTTTACAGCTATTTCATTTGTCATTTTGTTTTCTCCTTTTGATTTTAAGAATATTACAATCCCTAATACTTGCATTTATTTAATTTCATATCTTTTTTTCTCATCTCTCCTTTAAATATTTTTCAAAATATTTCCATTTATCAGATTTTTTCGCAAATGGTTCTAATGCTTTTTTTATTTCTTCCGATCCTTCTCCAATAATTTCTGCTCCAAAAACATGCAAAATCATCTGGTATGCTATTCGCGTATCAATTTTGACCCCAAAACTCTTACAACACATGGGGATAGATATAAAATCCAAGTTGCTTCCACTCAAGTTGCTTCCACTCAAGTCGCTTTCACTCAAGTTGCTTCTACTCAAGTCGCTTTCACTCAAGTTGCTTCCACTCAAGTCGCTTTCACTCAAGTTGCTTCCACTCAAGTCGCTTTCACTCAAGTTGCTTCCACTCAAGTTGCTTCCACTCAAGTTGCTTTCACTCAAGTCGCTTCCACTCAAGTCGCTTTCACTCAAGTTGCTTTCACTCAAGTTGCTTCCACTCAAGTCGCTTTCACTCAAGTTGCTTCCACTCAAGTCGCTTTCACTTAAGTTGCTTCCACTCAAGTCGCTTCCACTCAAGTCGCTTTCACTCAAGTTGCTTCCACTCAAGTTGCTTCCACTCAAGTTAATTTTTAATTTTACAGCCATCTCCACCGCCATTTTTAAATTTTCAGTTTCGCACGCATAGATAATATTCCCATTCCATCTATTTTTTATTTTTATTTTCATAACC